ATACTTACAGAAATGTATTTGATTATCATACTGACTTTGAAAATATAGAGAATGGATTGACATCTATATATTATGTAAATACAAATAATGGTGGAACAGCATTTGAGAATGGAAAATTTGTTAAATCAGAACAAAACAAACTTGTAACATTTCCTATGAATTTAAAACATAGAACTGTTCCTCATACAGATAATAACTATGAAAGAATTGTAATAAATATAAATTACATAAAGGATTAATATGCCGACTTATATAATTACAGACACTAAGAAGAAAAAAACATTTGACGTGTTTTGTTCTTGGGACAGACTACAAGAGTTACTCAAAGAAAATACACATTGGGTTAAGGGTATCACTGCAGCTGCAATCGTAGGTGACCATGTTAGAACAAAAACTGATGGTGGTATGAAAGAAGTGTTTTCAAAGATTGCAGACAAACACCCAAACAGTGCTCTCGCAGATAGATACGGTGGAAGTAAAACAAATGCATCTGTTAAAGCAAAAACACTTGCAAAGAAACATGGTCTGGTAAAAGACGGTGGACAAAATTTAAGTAAGAGATTTAAGAAGAATAAAACAACAGGACTGTTTTAATATAAATAGACTGTGTATCGTCAATTGTTGCGTGTACACAACATAGTGGTAGGGAGAAATCTCTACCACAGTTATATTATTAAGGATTAGATAATGCCAAAGAAAAAAAAAGAAATAAGTTCAAGTAATTTAATAAAAGTAAAACCAATTACAGAAGGTCAAAAGACTGTTTTTGAAACTTGGAAACAAGGAAAGAATCAGTTTCTCTTTGGTTGTGCTGGAACGGGTAAAACTTTTGTATCATTATATCTTGCATTACAAGATGTGATGAACTTACAAACAAAATATGATAAAGTTATATTGGTGCGTTCATTGATACCAACAAGAGAGATAGGTTTCTTGCCTGGCGATGAGGAAGATAAAGCTGCACTGTATCAAGTACCATATCAAAATATGGTTAAGTTTATGTTTGAACAACCTAACGAACAATCATTTAATATGTTGTATGATAAATTGAAAAATCAAGGTAGCTTGTATTTTTTATCAACATCATTTTTAAGAGGTTTAACTTTTGATAACTCAATCATAATAGTTGACGAGTGTCAGAACTTAAACTTTCACGAATTAGATACCATCACTACAAGAGTAGGTCAAGATTCTAAAATAATATATTGTGGTGATTTTAGTCAAACAGATTTATTAAAACAAAACGAAAGAAATGGATTGCATGACTTTCTTAGAATATTAGAAGAGATGCAAGAGTTCAACTGTGTTGAGTTCAATATAGGCGACATAGTTCGTTCTGGATTTGTAAGAAACTATTTAATCCAGAAAACAAAACTAGGTATGGGAATGGAATAATGAATATAGAAAAACTTAGAAAACAATTAGAAATTGACGAAGGAGTCAAATATGAAATTTACAATGACCATCTTGGTCTTGCTACATTTGGGATTGGTCATTTGGTTATACCGTCTGATGAGGAACATGGAAAACCACTTGGGACAATCATATCCGAAGAAAGAGTCAAAGAATGTTTCGATAAAGACGTACAATCAGTATTAAGAGATTGTACATTACTATACAAAGATTTTGATGAACTACCAGAAGAAGTACAACAGATTGTTGCAAATATGATGTTTAATATGGGTTATGGAAGATTGTCTAAATTTAAAGGAATGAAACGTGGTGTTGATGCAAAAGATTGGAACAAAGCTGCAGATGAGATGATTGACAGTCGTTGGTATAAACAAGTAACAAATAGAGCTCAAAGATTAGTTGACAGAATGAGAAACGTCTGATATAATATTTTCTATGTATAAAATTTATGATGATTGTATTTCACAAGATGTGATATGTGATATTGAAAAGGTTCTTTTAAAAAACGAATATAAATGGTCTTATTGGGGGTATACTGTAACTCCTACAAGTCCTGACCCACAGATGTCCCATATTTTGTATTCATATAATCCATTTACAAAAGCAAAAATTAATTACAAGAAATCTAAATTTTGTTATGTATTGAATTATCTATTTGAAGAAATAGAAAAAAACACAGATTTAAAACTAAGTGAAAAAACTTTATATAGAGCTAAATCTACTATAATATTTCCACCATCAAAAAAACAAAAACAAGAATCTGATATTCATATTGATTCTGATGAAATTGTGATGGATAATCTTTTGTACTATGTCAACGACAGTGATGGTGATACAATCTTATATGAAAATGATAGAAAGACAGTAATACAAAGAATATCACCTAAAGCTGGTAGGTTTGTTTATTTTAATGGTGATATACCACATTGTGCGTCAAGACCTGTTGAAAGTTTAAAAAGAATGGTTATTAATATTAACATAGGTGAGGAATAATGGCATTTAAACATTTAGAAGTAAAACTTCCTAAAGTTATACAAAGAAACAAAGCATTACCTAGTGGTGGTCGTGGATACGAAACACCAGATGGAAAGTTGTATCCATCAGTTACTACAATATTATCCATAAGAAATAAAGAAGGTATATTCGAGTGGAGAAAAAGAGTAGGTGATGATGTCGCAAACTACATTATGAGAACAGCTGCATCAAGAGGAACTGCTGTACACAAGATGTGTGAGGATTATCTAAACAATCAACATCTTTCATGGCCTGATGAGTTTGATAAACATAAGACAAACAACTTTCTTGCGTGGTCTATGTTTACACAAATGAGAGATATACTTGGTAATATTGATAATATCAGGTGTCTTGAGAGTAGTTTGTATAGTGATGAACTAAAACTTGCTGGACAAGTTGATTGTATCGCAGAGTATAAGGGTAAGTTATCTATCATAGATTTCAAAACATCTACCAAAGAAAAAAAAGAAGAATGGATTGAGAACTATTATATACAGACTTGTGCTTATGCACAGATGTTTGAAGAGAGGACAGGACAAGAAGTAAATCAACTTGTCATATTAATAGTTACACAAGATGGTACTGTACAAGAGTTTGTAAAAGACAAGAAAGAATATCTACCATTACTTGACAGTGCATTAAAAGATTGGTATACTAAAAACCAATAGGAGTAAATAATGAGTGATTTTTTAAAAGATATTATTAAGACAACTGGTAACGAGTATGCAGCTCTAGTATCAGACGGAGTAGAGGCTGGTGATGTTGATAGTTTTATTGACACAGGTTCATATGTGTTTAACGCATTGTTATCTGGTTCAATACATGGTGGACTACCAGCAAACAAAATAACTGCATTAGCTGGTGAGAGTGCAACAGGTAAGACATTTTTTCTAATGGGTATTGTCAAAAACTTCTTAGATGCAAACCCAAAGAGTGGTGTTGTATACTTTGAAAGTGAAAGTGCAATCACAAAACAGATGGTGATTGATAGAGGTATAGACCCAGAGAGAATGGTTATCGTTCCAGTTACAACAGTTCAAGAGTTTAGAACACAATCATTAAGAATATTAGACAGATATATGCAAGAAGATGTAAATGTTAGAAGACCTTTATTCTTATGTTTAGATTCACTTGGTATGTTATCTACAACCAAAGAAGTAGAAGATACAGCAGATGGTAAAGAAACAAGAGATATGACTAGAGCTCAAGTATTGAAGGCTGCATTTAGAGTGTTGACTTTGAAACTTGGTAAAGCAAAAGTTCCTATGGTTGTAACAAATCATACTTACGACAGTATGGGTTCAATGTTTCCTACCAAAGAAATGGGTGGTGGTTCTGGATTGAAATATGCAGCCTCATCTATTATATTCTTATCCAAGAAGAAAGAGAAAGATGGTACAGAAGTTGTTGGTAATATTGTTCATTGTAAGAACCATAAATCAAGATTGACTATAGAGAACAAAATGGTTGATGTAAGATTGTCTTATGAAAAAGGTCTTGACAAATACTATGGACTATTAGATATTGCAGAGAAGTATAACATATTTAAAAAAGTATCAACAAGATATGAATTACCAGACGGTTCTAAACAATATGGTAAATCTATTATGAGTGACCCAGAGAAATTCTTTACAGAAGATATTATGAAACAAATTGAAGAAGCTGTAGGTAAAGAATTTAAGTATGGATA